CAAAATTCCTCCTATCAAAAGTATAGGTTTATCATATAACCTAAAGTAACTTGAGGTTCAAGAGGGAATTTTAAAAAGTTCTTGAAAATTTGTTGTAAAAGTTACAAATTTGTTGTAAAAGTTACAAATGTGATAGATGTTACAAACGTTATATATGTTACATTCGTTATAGATTAGGTGAGCTAAAAATAATAATGTAAAATGGGAGGCAGGACGGCGTGGTAAGGTTTTCCTCTATTGGTATTTATCAAAACCTAAATATTAGGGAAAGACAGACCGACGACCGGACCCGCGCTCCACAAGTTCGTTCGGAGCATGACATACATGGCCGGCTCATATTTTTTAAGAAATGTGCAACTAGCATAATGAGGTGATTACAAAACAAACAAATGATGGAGGTGGTGGTGTATGAGATATGGCTAGATCTAGAAATCCGAAACGTGATGAAGCGTTTCAAATGTGGCTTGAAAGCAAAGGGCAAGTGCTCCTGAAGGATATTGCAGAGCAGTTAGATTTATCCGACTCACAAATCAGAAAGTGGAAGGATCAAGATAAATGGGATGATCAATTGAAAGGTAACGTTACTAAATCCAATGGTAACGTTACTAAACGAAGTCGGGGGGCTCCATCAGGTAATTCCAATGCTAAGGGGCATGGTGCACCAAAGCAAAATCAGAATGCAACAACACATGGATTCTTTGCTAAGTTCTTGCCTGAAGAAACACTCGAAATCATGGAAACGATGAACGAGCGTTCTCCAGCCGATCTAATCTGGGATCAGATAATACAATATGCTGCAATTATAAGGGCTCAACGTATTATGCACGTTGAATCAAAAGACGAAATCATAAAGGAGCTCAAAAAAGCAAAATACGAATACTATCCGCGTTCTAAAGAAGATGACGGAGGCGTAGAAAAGGCTGTAACTGAAGAAGAATATGAATTCCAATTCGCATGGGAAAGACAGGCGCAACTACTCACTGCACAATCAAGAGCAATTGGGGAGTTGCGTTCTTTTATTCGTCAGTTTGTTGAGATGGCTGACCAGGACGATGAACGACGCTTGAAGCTTGAGCAGATGCAATTGTCCGTCGATAAAACAAAAACCGAAATTAGCAAACTCAAAAACCCTGATAGTAATAAGCAAGAATCAGAAATTGCGAAAATGTTACGTCGTATGGCAGGTGATGAATAATGTCAGAGCTCACACCAAAACAAAAAGAGGTTATGGACTGCTTTATTCATGAAAAACCTAAAATATTAGCTGCTAGTGGTGCCAAGAGGGCAGGTAAGACATTTATTCTTATACTGCTTTTTTTAATGCATATTGCTAAGTTCGAAAACCAAGGGCTCTCTTTTATTATTGGTGGATCCACACAAGCAAGTATTCGTCGGAATGTGCTTGATGATATGGAGGCTATCTTAGGTAAAGAATTAAAGTTGGATAAAACTAATGCTGTTCATGTATTCGGTAATAAGGTTTATTGCTTTGATGGAACCAATGCGGATGCATGGAAAAAGGCACGTGGTTTTACTGCAGCAGGTGGATTTTTAAACGAAGGTACCGCATTACATGACATGTTTGTCAAAGAGGTTATCTCACGGTGTTCATATCCAGGGGCTCAAATCCTCTTAGATACTAACCCAGAAAATCCAGCACATCCAGTTAAGACAGACATTATCGATAAAGATGGACAGTTACGTATAAACTTATGGCGCTTGAGAATAAATGCAAAACGATGGAGCGAAAGTTTACGACAGCTTTACGTTACCAATTCAAAGTTTTATGTAGTGCATGGGCCAAAAAAGGTATTTGCTCAAAAGACGATTACTTGAAAGTTTGGTATGAATATAAACGCAACATTCCTATTGATTTGCTGTCCGAGGCTCAGGCATCACAAGCGTTAAAAGGATTAGTGTCAGAGCGTACTCGCCTTTCTAAGTTGTCTGTTGTTGATGATGTGGAGTATGAACTTGAAGAAATGCAGAAGGATGAACAACTGTTTGGTAATGGGCTTGAACCTTTGAATGAGGATGACGAAGATTCGAAAGAAGTTGATGAGTCATGAATCAACAGAAAATCAATCGTATCTTAGATGATTTAGAAGCTAAAGCTGAGAGGGATATTGAGATTGTTTTTGGACGACGATTAAAGACGATACTATTTCAAATGCTTGAGATGCATAAGAAGTTCGGTAAGAACGGTCAAGCTACTTGGACAGACGTTAACAAATACAATCGCTTTAATCAAGAGATGAAGTTGATTGCACAACAGTTGAATGCTGATTACAAAGAGATTATTAAACTCATACAAGCTTCAGAGGAACGACTTTATATTGAGAGATACTTACTAATGGCTTATCTCTTACAACAGTCTACAGGCGAAGAAATGGGCTTTAAAATACCATCTGTTGAGGTGATTCAAGCAGCGTTAACAAATCCTGTTGAATTTTTAACACTTCCGAAGATATTTGAAGCTCATAGGAACGAAATTATTAGGCGTTTGAACATCGAGATAGCTCAAAGCCTACAGGCTGGTGAAAGCTACACAGACATGGCAATTCGAATCGAGAACGCAATGGGATGGACAAGGAAAAAGACTATTCTTGTTGCCAGAACAGAAGGTGGTCGAGTAAGGTCGCAAGTTGACCTAGCTATTGAGGAACAGGCGAGCAAAACAGCAAAATTAACAAAGGTATGGATGTCATCACTTGATATGAGAGTTCGTAAGTCTCATAGAAAGCTAGATGGTCAGAAAGCTGATAAAGATGGCTACTTTCACTATGGCAAGTGGAAATCAAAAGCACCGAGGTTATGGGGCATTGCTTCAATGGATATCCAGTGTCGTTGTCATACGATATACATGATTAATGGCAAGCTTCCTGAATATCTAAGAGGTAGAGATTACATGGATGATACTTACCAAAAGCAATTGGCTGCGCGTATTGATGCTTATATGTCTGATCAAGGGCTAACTTACAGACAAGCTTTTAACAAAGCGTATCAACAGGTTAAACCGCCGAGTGTAACGGTGCCATTTATGAGTTATGAAGAGTGGAAGAAAAAATTTAGTGCAAATTGAAGTTTGAAAATTTCTCAAGGGTAATCAAAATTATTTTGTAATTAAGTAAGGAAAGTTATATAAGAATTTTAATCGTGTGGTAAAATAAACCATAATAACATATTGAAATAACAAAAAAACATTTAATTGGGAGGTGGATTTTATGAATGATAAGAAGAATAATAAATTACAAATTTTAGCGATATTGCTGATGATATCATTATTGGTTGGGGCATTTGTTATTTTTTACTTAGGTCATTACATGGTGGGCTCAGCTTTATTTGTAATTTTTATGCTTATTTTGAACGGTATTAGTAGTTGGAAGAAAATGAAAAATGATGAGTACATTCATTTGAAAAATTATAAAAATAATGAGAAATGGTAATTAAACTACTTATTCTGCTTTTTCAAAACTTGGTTTTTTCTCATGATATTAATCAAAATTGTTATAAACCTACACAAGTCATTCACTTAGAATGGCTTTTTATTTTTGTCTTTACTCTTGTAGACGCTTTAAAAAACGAGAGAAAATAAACTTTTGAACGGTTTAGGGGCTTGATGAGGCAACTAAATTGGGCAAGGAGGAAAACATGAAATACAATCCATTCAATCTTAAAACTTTAATACCTTTAGATATTCAAATGCTTGCCGACGGTGGGGAAGGAACACCTCCAGAGGATAATCCACCTTCAGGGAATGACGGTAACGGTCAAGGGGCTACATTGACACTAGAATCGGTTCAATCATTTCTAAACGACAATGATGAGGGTAAGAAATGGCTTCAATCATTTGCTGATACTCGAGTAACTGATGCGATTAAAACGTACGAAACTAAAACTCTTCCAAAGAAACTAGAAGAAGAGATTGCTAAACGCTACCCACCAGAATCAGAGGAAGCAAAACAGTTAATTGAGTTAAAGGCACAATTTGAGCAATCTCAAAAAGAAGCTGCACGTGAAAAGCTAGTTAATCAAGCGCTATCTACTGCTACTGAAAAGAGCTTGCCAGCAAAATTAGTAGAGTTCTTTGTTGGTGAGGATGCAGATAAGACAACTGCCAATTTAGGCATCTTAGAAAATATTAACTTTAAAGGAATTTATATCGTTCTTTCCTTATAAGAGAGTACCTGTCCAAACTTCCTTTATCTACATTTTTACGAACTGGGGCACCATTTAAAAAAGTTACAGGTGCCCCAAAAAGTACCCCAGTTAAATACATTTAGATAGGCTTCGTTAGACAGGTATAGAAACCTTCATTAATACAAAACCTTGATATTATGCACATCAAAAAATTAAAAACATCAGGATAGAAACCAAGGTCATAAGTTATGCTTATAGTTATTTTTTTATAAACCCTTTGATTATCAAGGGTTGGGGAGGGGCTAACCACATTGGTGCCCCAAAAAGTGCCCCATTTTAAATGAAAAATAGTGTTTTAATCGAAATTGACTATTTCACTTAGAACTTGCATTGCTTTTTTCTCTCGATCTGCAAACGAATGGGCGTAGGTTTTTAAAAGAGTAGAAGTAGTCATACCAAGGATTTTGGCAATCGTTGTTGGCGGTGTACCGGATGCAATTGAAATGGTAGCAAATGTGTGTCGTAAACCATGAGGAGAGATGAGTTTAACGTCATATAATTCATGCATTAAGATTAGCGTTAATCTAGCTGCATTTTGATTAAGAGGCTTGCATGTTTTACTTATAAAGACAAGATCATCCTCACTATGTTGAATCCCGAAATTTAATTTTCTTTCGATACACCATTTTCTATAACGATCTAATTGTTTACTTAGTACCTCGGTCATATCAATACAACGGATACTATTTAGTGTTTTGGCAGAGCGCTCACCATAAAAATCACGAGTACGATTGATGTAAATTAAATTATTCTTAAAATCTATATCAGACCAACGTAAACCTCCAGCTTCGCCACGTCTCATACCAGTAGCTGCTAGAATGGAAATTAAAGTATATCTTGAAATATCACAAGATTGCTTTACACATTTAAGTAAGTATTCTAGCTCAGTCGGAGTTAAATAATTGCCCTCGACTTCATCATTATTAATTTTTTCTATCCTAGGTAATTCAGCTTTTGCAATGCGGTTTTTATCCAAAATATCATCTTCTACAGCAGCATTAATACATCCAATAAAAAAATTATGATACATTTGAATGCTTTTTGGAGCAGCTATTAAAGATAATTTATCAATAAATTCAGATTGATATAAACTTTTGGACAGTCGAGATAGCTTATATCTACCGATATAAGGTTTAATGTAAATTTCAATTACATTACGATAAGTTTTAGGGGAAGTACCTTTCCATTTTGATTTTTTACGATCAAAATAAATATCAACCCATTGAGCAATTGTCATGTTTTCATTAAATATTATTTTTTCTCCACCATTTAAAACAGTAGCTTTTAATGCTGTTAATGCTTTTTCAGCTTCGATACTAGAGTTAAAGTTTTGTCTCGTTTTTTCTCTACGTACTCCAGTATGGTCATAAAATTTGTAACGGTAGGCAAATTTCTTCTTCTTGTTTGAATCATAATACCAATAAATATTTTCCTTTTTAGTACTATTAAGTTTCTTTCTAACCATATCGTCCACTTCCTATCTAACTGACCCGGACAGGTACATTGAATAGAGTTTAAGGACAATTAGAACATCACTCCTTCCACAGTAATTTGAAGCAGATAACCTATATTAAACTCACTTATGAACTGTCCTATATTCATCATCTCATATTTAGACAGGCCATATTATGCAACCTCTGCATAATCTGCTTATTGTTATATTGTGTTAATCTCCTGAAAGCAAAATCATATTCTACGTTAAAGATTTGCGTTACTTTCATAATTGTTTGTGGTGTATGATCGTCTATTGATAAAGCCTCCAACATAAAAGTAGGAATACAGGCGTGGTACATAAAATTGTTGGCCTTGAATTCCTGATATTCACGAAATAGGGGATACATATGAAATTGATCACCTGTATGTAATAGGACATGTGATAGCTCATGGCAAAAGTCTTGCCATATTTGTTGTGGCGATTGATTTTCATTAAGAAAAATATAATGCCGTCCATTAAAAAATAATGCCTGACTCTTATCTGGCCAATAAAAAACTTTCAATCCCATTCTAAAAGCCACTTCTTCAACATGCAGCAGGGTAGGGTCTGTAATGCCCAAGCGAGTGTAGAACTGAAGGACATACTCTTCAAGGTGTGTATAGTACATATAAATCAACCTCTATTCTGAAAAAAAGGGGGAACGTATGTTCTTTTTAAGTGTATAATAAAACCCCTAAATTTTGAAGGGGTTAAATAGTATTTCCGTATTTTTCTACTATTTTTTGCTTATATGTATCTAAATGTTCAATAGGGATGATACCAATACTATAAAGGTGTTCTATGGTACTTAATAAATTTACATGATATGAATCGTGATTATCTTCGACATCATCATCATTAATTTCATCAATTAACATATGATATTTTTCTTTTAGTAATGTGTAGAAATTATTACCATCTAAAATTTTATTGAAGTCTTTTACATTAAATCCAATAATTATACGCTCGAAATTTGAAAGTAATGCTAATTTTCTTCTTTTACCTTCTCCTTTTTCCCAAACACTATTTCTTCCCTTTGAAAAAGAGTGGTACGAGGAGAAAACACCTAATTTTGAATTTCTTATTTTTAAAAGTCCGTCTAAATTATCTACTTCTCTTGAAGATACTGATTCCTGTTTATTTTTACTTTCACCAATGATTTTTAGTCCTATATGATTTACTACAAAGTTAGGGGCCCCGAAATCTGGAAATATTACTTCATGATCAATTTGATTATCACGGAGATGGACATTGCTTTGCACTTCAACTCCTACAAATCGTGAATAGATGAAAGTCATTAAATCTTCAAGAGCTGCTCCTTTAACACTTCTTGTTCCATGTTTTAAAGAAACTTCTACATTATCTAATAAAGTTTTGAATTCTTGTTTTTCTTGTGATGATATTAAAGGTTTCCAAAAAGTATCATCACTAGTTATATTCTTATATGTTGATAATAAAATTGAGTTGTTCATATCAAAACACCTTCTTTATATTGTCTAATGGAATAATAAAGAAAAGTTCCGTATTACTTTCAAGGAATTCTGAATTGCAATCAGGGCAAATCCCATCATTAGTTTTCACAAAATTAATCAATTGTTCATATGTTTCGAATGCATAGGTATGAACAAAGTCAAAATCTTCATTATCACACTTTAAGACAAAAAGTGTGTTTAATACTTGAAAATCAGAAAGTTTTATCAATATTTCTTCAATAATATTCCTTGAGATTTGTGTGTTATAGGCTGTAGCTTCAATAGAAATCGTAGAACCAGGAATCAATAAAGATAAATAATCATTTAATTTGTTTATCTGATATTCGTTGAGTAGCGTGTCCACGTCCTTTATATTTTTTAAATTTTGATAGAACACTTTTTACCAACTCCTTTTTTGTACCGGTACTACTAGTTTGTTCTAACATAAACCATTTATCCTTACAAGTAAATTTATATGATGCGGTAGCTCCTTCAGCGTGGAATTTCAATCCGATTGCTTTTAACGAACTTGAATCTAACATATTCACAATAATGTCTCTTGTATCTAGCGATGGACCTACTGTATTTAATTCAACTGGTTGACCTTTTCTCGATTTAAATGAAGTATAACCTTTATCTACTTCATGTAAAAAAACTTCAAAGGAATGCTGACAAGGTTTCATTTTATACTTTGTTATTAGTTCCTTTTCTATCGCTGAATCAAGTGCCTTTTCAATTCTTTTAAGTATTAAATCATTGTCTAAATCCTCTGATAAAGTTGCCAGTAATTTATTGAAGTGAATTTTCTTTCCCTTGTATTCAAACGTTTTTTTGTTTCTCCCAATATTTTCTAACTCTTTATCAATTTCAGGATTATTATGGTGATAATATTCATTTGTAATAGTTCTAAGAGCATAATTAACCCAAGTGTTATCTGAGTACTCTATTTCACCTAAAAATGACTCTAAAAATTTTATTATTTGTCGAGTTAAATAATCAATGAGAACCTTTTTATTACTATTTTCTAATATAGAATGATAAGTAGAAAATGAAGGTAATAATAGAGTGAAAGATTGATCCTCATTATTTATCCATACATAAACAAAATATAATGCTGCGTTTTGATAATATATATGTTGCCGACTATCAAAATATTTTTCTTCTTTTAATTTTTTTGCAGGTAACAAGATACATAATTCTGTTTCATTATCCATTTTCTTAATATTTACTATTGAAGGTTTCTTTAATGTTTTAGCTGAAATAGATAAAATATTTTCTTTCGCCAATTCCATGAGTTGTATAGAATTAGCGAAATTCACCATTTTACAATTTTTATCTAGTTTATCGTATTCAAAATGTATAACGGTATTTGGTCCTTCAAGTTTTAAATCGCATAGCCAATCATATATTTCTTCGATGGTAAGGTTATTATGCATAATTGTTTGAATAATATTGTCACGATAAAAATCTAATTTTTGTTTTTTTACTATTTCTGGATAACGTTCTTGGAGTTGATCCATTTGATGTTTTAGTGCGTATTCTAGCAAGTGTGAAAAATTTAAAGTTTGTTCTTCAGTTAAATCAGAATAATACATTTTGTCCTCCATCTATATAAAAATGATAATTCTAATACTTTACAAGCTTTTTTGTCTAGGGTTTATATCTTCTAATTATTTTTGTAACATTTGACTTAAGTAAATATAACTAGATATAGAGTAAAAAAATATACTATCCCCAATATAGTATATATTTTACAATCAAGAGCTATTTTAAAGGACATGCCACAAACATGTCCTATAGTAACATTTAACTTTGTTACTTTTCTTTTTTCACTTATATCTCATCATTATCCTTCAAAATCTCCCACATCTTACGGAGCTTCTCCAAATCCTCTTCCTTCGACTTCGGCAATTCCTTGTACCATTTTTGTAGGGTAGGGTTGTTGGCGAAAGCCTGAAACTCTGCTTCGTCTTTTTCTTGTTGAGAAAGTTGTTCAGATTTATTTGTATTACCAAGTAAATAATCAGTTGTTACATTGAAATAGCTCGCTATTTTTTGTAGTAATTTAAAATCAGGCTCTCTTTTCCCTGTTTCATATTTGGACAATGCAGAATATGTAATGCCTAATGAATTAGCTAAATGTTCTCGACTAATATTTTCTTGTTCTCTCAACTTTTTTAACCGATCATGAAACATTAGAGCCCTCCTTTATGTATTTATTTAATTTATTTTACACTCATTGTCCAATAAAAAATTTATTTTGGACAAAATGTGTAAAAATATTTGACTTTAGACAAAGTGTCTATTATATTTAATTCAAGGACAAATTGTCCAAAAGAAAAGAGGTGAAAGTATGCGAGTTTATTTGAAAGAACTTCGCATGAATAAAAATTTAAGCGTAGAACAAATGGCTCAACTATTAGATATTTCACAGTCACACTACTATAAAATAGAAAGTGGTGTTAGAAATCCTAATTTTTTGCTTGCTGGAAAAATAGCGTCTCTATTTGACTGTAGTGTAGATGAAATTTTTTTTGGTAACGAATTGGACAAAACGTCTAATTTTTGTAGAGCTGAAAGAGTAATTTAGATTTTTTATTTTATCCTTCCTTTTAGCAGATTGGAAATTTAAAGCGAAAGAGGTATGTATGTGGAACAAAAATCTATTGATACATTACCAACGAAAGAAATACATGAGCAATCGTCTAATCTTGAAGGGTTGTCAGAAATCACCATCCTACCATATGAGAAATTTAGCATAGTGCAAGGTCAGCGTGTACATGAATTTACTGGTCCTGCACGATTGCTAATCAATAAAGACTAAAACATGTCTCTAAATTATCCATAAATTTGTATATAAGTTACAAGGGAGGTTTTATCATGAACCAATTAGTCGTCATTCAAAACCGCCAAGCTGTTACAACATCTTTGCAAATTGCTGAATCGTTTAACAAAGAGCATCGCAATGTTTTACGGGATATAGAAGGGTTGCTCAAAAATGAGCATACCCAGAATTTATTCTTTGAAAGCTCTTATCAGCATCCGCAAAATAAGCAGACTTACAAAATGTATTACATGAATCGAGATGGCTTTACGCTCTTAGCAATGGGCTTCTCTGGACCTAAGTCATTAGAGTTCAAATTGAAGTACATCCAAGCGTTTAATGCGTTGGAGGAACAGCTTCATCCAACGCCGTTATCAGAAAGAGAGCAGTTGAAAGCTTCGATGAGACTATCACTTGAGACATCAGAAGAGATCGAAACATTAAAGGTCGAGGTGAGCGAAGTGAAAGAAACCGTTCAATCACTCTATAAAACGATGCGTATTGATGGCAATCAAGAGTCTCAAATCAGTAAACGTGGGCGAGAAGTTGTAATCGCTGCGTTAGGTGGCAAAGAATCGATTGCCTACAAAAAAATAAGCCGTCAAGTATTTTCAGCTTTTTGGCGAGATTTCAAAAATCACTTTGAAGTCCCACGGTATGGAGAGATTCCTAAAACACGTTTTGCTGAAAGTATCAAATTTATCTCTATGTGGCAGCCATCTACAACTCTACGAATGGAAATCAACGCTTACAACCAACAGGGATTAAAACTTGTTGAAGGTGGTGCCAAGTGACCGTGATTAAAAATGATATGGACATTACTCAAATAGTACTGGAGAACGCTGGTCTTTCAAAAAAAGAACTGTTAGAAAGGTACGACCAAATAGTACAAGCCACCATTAGGAAACGAACACTGTATTGGGATATCGATGATCTAGTTCGAGAAACTAGATTTAGTAAGGCGTCATTAGAAAAATATATTCTTTGTGACCCTCGAATTAGGGAGCACCAAAGACAATTAGGCTCTAGATACAAAAGGGTTTGGTTAGCAGAACCCACAGCTAAAGTACTCGATGAAATTTTGAATAAAGATTACTAAAAAACAACTACCCGGACAGGTATGTAAAAGAGATTGGGGCAAACAATCTATATCTCAACTATAAAGATAACTTAATAGAGAAACCATGCGTGGTAAGCATAATATGCACTTTCTGCATAAGGAGGTGATTTCATTGCATGTAGATGTTGGAGAGTTAATCAGAAAGTGCCGCAAGAAAGCAAAATTATCGCAGGAAGCCTTCGCGGAGCTTATGCACACTACGCAATCTACGATTAGTCGAATTGAGCAAAATCTCATTGCTTGTGAAGCTAAATTTTTAGCTCGAGCTGCAGCTATTACAAATTCTCAAGACACAGTAGTAGCGGCATTATTTAGCGCAGATGCAGCAGTGCAGTTTTTACAGACAGTACCAATGTTTATAGGAGGAGGGATTTTCAATTGGATCATGTAAAGAAATTGGAGCTAGAGATAGCCGCAAAGAAAGCGTGCATTGAGGATTTACAAGGAGCCATGGCATTTCATAGACAGCACGGTACATACAACTTAGCATCTGAATGTGCTTGGCGGATTAAAAAGGCAGAACATGCTATCAGACGTTTAGAAGTCCAGCTACAAGATAACAAAAGTTTTGGTGGGTTAATTCAAGATTTTAGTAGGCGAGGTATTTCCCTAAAGGTGGTGAAGAAACTTGCTAATGAAAATATTAAAAGTTAATAAATGGAGTAATTTGTCATTGCAAGAACGCTTAGTGTCAGTAGGGAAGTGGTGGTCAGCATGGTGAAATGGCTAGTGAATTATTTGTATATGCCAGATGACGGCCGGGATCAAGAACATAAGGAGTTCTGTGTGAAATGCGGAATTGTCATGGTTGCTATTGGCGTACCGATCATTATTGCTTGCTGGCAATAAAAAAGCTGCTTAATCGTTGGCGCGATTAAACAGCAGTACTATATTAGTCTCGATAATTATATCACAAAACTTGATGATTGCGAGTACGATACTCGCTCTCGTCAAGCAGTCTATAACCCGTACCTCCCCTTGACGGATTGCTTTGCAGTTATAGGCTGCTTGATGGGATTCCATCAGAAAGTGGGTGATTGAAATACGTGTTTACTTCAAGCGTTTATCAGATCAAAAAGAATTTAGATTTTTACAAGTAAAGAACACAGGGCTTGAAGGAATCGCTAAAGATGGAGAAGTTGTGATATTGAGATTTGTAGAACGTTCAACTCTCTATGCTCAATCCTATACAAAGTAAAAACCACTGCCGCAAACAGTGGTCTGAAAAAAATATTTGCAAAAATAGTTACTTTGTATTTTACGCCCAAGATTTCAAAAAATCAACTAACTAGGGGGAAGAATATGCTTTTTTCCGAGAGTAATGTAAATATTTCGGCAGCATTAGCTAAAGCATGGGCTACTATTCAAACACCAAAACATAATGCAAAAGTAAATGTTCGTACCAAAAATGGCGGTTCATATACGTTTGAATACACGGATCTCAATGGCATTTTAGATGCTGTCAGACCAATATTTGTCCAAAATCATTTATCCATCATTCAGAACAGCTATACAACGGTTGAAGGGAATTTAACAATGGCTTGTGTAGAAACCATATTCCTGCATGAATCAGGAGAGTATGTGAAATCTTATCCACTCAAATTCCCAGCAGCCAACAGTATGCAAGATTTCGGTGGTCAGATTACTTATATGAAGCGCTATAGCTTGTCGGCTATGTTAGGACTGGCTACCGAGAAGGATGATGATGCAAATGGAGCGAGCGGAAACGATTATCAATATATGAATCAAGCTCCTCCAAAACTGCCAAGTAACAGTGGTCAGCTACAGCAACAAAAAAATCAACCTAGTCACTCAGGTTTAAGGACTCAGGAACAGTTCAATGAAATAGCAAAATTGTTGAGTGAAGTTGCCACAGCATATGGTTCCGATCCTAACACAGTTTATAACGGTGCTATGCAAAGATGCAAAATCCCTGATAAGAATTCGGATTTATTAACAATGAAAGAAGCAGATAGCTTAATTCAATATTTACGTGCTATCAAGATGCAAGTGCCTCAATGAATTCTGTACCGCACAGAGTGTTGTTACCACATTGGATTTTTGAACAGGCGGCAGACGATGAAAAGGAATTATATCGCCTTGTACGCCGGTACATATGGCAGGGCTACCCTGATTACAAGTTGATCGAAATCAAAGGCAGTTTTGCCATTTGTAAGCGAACAGATGGATTTTTATAAGGAGGGCAAACCAAATGTTTACAACAGGAAATACAACAGTAGATGCGATTGGACAGATGCATTTAGAAGGAAATGTCATCCCACATACATGGTATGAAAACATCCGATTAAGCACAGGTAAGCCTGATTTAATTGCTATCACATTGCTCAGTGAAATTGTTTATTGGTATCGCCCTACACATGTGAAAGAAGAGGCATCAGGGCGTTTACTGGGCATAAAAAAGAAGTTTAAAGCGGATGCGCTACAACGTTCTTATGATAGCTTTGTTGAACAATTTGGCTTTAGCAAAAAACAAGTCAGAGAAGCTATGGATCGTTTGGAGCAACTTGGTCTAATTACTCGTGATTTTCGGACAATCACATCCAATGGAACAAATTTATCCAATGTATTATTTATCGATTTAGACATAGGACTTTTAGAGGGTATTACCTTTTTAGGTAATAGGGTGTTACCCAAAAAGGTAACAGGGTATTGCCCAAATGGGAAAGAGGGTGTTACCGATATGGGCAATAGGGTATTACCCAAACGGGAAATACCTATTGCCCCTGAGGGTAATACGTATACAGAGATTACTACAGAGATTACAAATACAGAGATTACTAAAAAGAATACTAGTCGCAAACGAGTTTACGACGAATCTTCTGTTGAATATCAATTAGCAAATAGGCTTTATGAAAAAATTCTTGCTAACGATGCCAATTTTAAAAAGCCAAATTTGAATAGCTGGGCTGATCATCTTCGTCTCATGATGGAACGAGATCAACGGACTGCTCAACAAATTGAATACTTGATTGACTGGTCACAAAACAACAGCTTCTGGCAATCAAATATTCTTTCAACCAAAAAACTACGTGAAAAAGCAACCACATTAATCCTTCAAATCAAAGGGGAAAGGGAGAAAGCTAACGGAAGTATTCTTCCACAATATCAACGGGGGCGGAGAGAGATTGTTCCACAATGGTTTAAAGAGCGACAACTTGAAAAACCACAAAATGGAGAAATCATCGAATCATCAATACTTATTACGGATGTAGATGCGGAGCCGTCGGAAGAACAGAAAGCTTACTTTGAAGCAGAACGACAAAAAATCTTAGCAACGTTAGGGAAGGTGGAAGAAAAATTTGAGCAGACATGAAGAGCATATGAAAATGCGTGACCATTTCGCCAAGGTTGCTCAGGCAAAAGGTACTTTTACTAATGGCACTGACCAAGCACTGGTACGGGCAGTGACACATGATGAAGTAGCGAAGCGTATTAACAAGCTTGTCAGTGAGTATCAGTTCCCGCTTCCAGTCCTACAAGACGTACAGAAGCGGTTAAGTGACAGCAACTACCCCCATTATGCAATGCAACAACTTAGATATTTAGAAAACAATGTGCATGCTGGCATAGCTACAAAAAGGGAGGATTAAAACAAATGATTAATCGTGTTGTATTAGTTGGCCGTCTTACAAAAGATCCTGAGTTACGTTACACACCGAACGGTATTGCATCTTGCCGCTTTACAGTAGCCATTAACCGTACATTTGCCAATCAAAATGGTGAGCGAGATGCAGATTTTATTAACTGCCAAGCATGGCGTAAAGCAGCTGAAAATCTAGCAAACTATCAGCGCAAAGGAGCATTGATTGGTTTAGAGGGGCGTATTCAAACACATAGTTACGAAGATCAGAATGGACAGAGAGTATATACCACAACGGTTGTAGCAGACAGTATCCAATTTTTAGAGACACGTAGTCAAGCTAGTGGTCAACAGCAGTCTAATCCATATTCATCGCAGCAGCAGCAGCCTCAATACGGCGGACAAGCTTACGGCAACAGCCAGCCAAAATATACTGGTGGACAGCCGCAACAGCAATTCGGTGGTGCTATGCCAGGGCAAGGTGCTTATCAGCAAAATCAGTCGCCTATGAACCAATCTGGTTATACAAGAGTAGATGATGACCCATTTGCGAATAATCGAGGACCAATAGAAGTGTCTGATGATGATTTGCCATTTTAGGAGGCTGATAGGATGAGGCGTTGTAAAAGATGCAACAGACCCTTGAAAAATGGAGAATCCATTGTAAGACAGTATGGGGTTACTTGCTGGAAGCGGCACTTGGATGATCTTGAGGAAGTGTTTTTGAAGAACCAGCTCACTATTTTTGACGTGCTAGAGGCAGAAAATCATGAAGAAATGAGGGCGCAGAATGTTTCATAATCAATCAACTAAGCAGCGTGCAAAATCAGTAACACATGCTAACCGTGGCAAGTTTTTAGAACGTGTCATTGATATGGCCAACACAAAATATCGTAATGCGGGATTAGCTGATATTCGTAAAATTCCAACGCCTGTACAAATTACAAAGGATAAAGGCTCCCAAGTAGAAGGACGGAAGGAAAAGCCTGAATGGGTGGACTATGCAGGTGTCTGTAATGGACGAGTAGTGGTGTTTGATGCAAAGGAAACGAAGGGCAAAAGTTTTCCGCTCCAAAACTTACATGATCATCAATACGAACTGCTCCGCTCCTGGTACGAAAAAGGCGCTATCACTTTTCTACTTGTGTATTTCAGCGAGTTGGATAAATACTATCGCTTACCATTTCCACCGCTTCAAGCAGCTTGGCAGACAGCTCAAAGTGGTGGGCATAAATCGATTCCACTGGCAACATTTGAAGAACATGCAAGCGAAGCTGTATCGATGGATGGCTATACATTGCACTACTTGCTGCCATTTATCGAAAGTAGGTGGTGAGGATGTTACAGGGAAAATGTGTTGATACTGGAGGTTCTACTAATCTCACAAAAGGTGAACTTTACTATCTTTTCCCACATGGCGGTCATGCATATTGTGCTAGCCGCTTCCCTAGACCCGGATCTCACTTTGGAACCTACCAAAAGAATCACTTTGAGTTAGTGGATGTTGCTATTGATGCGCCAGCTCAAGTACTTAATAAATATTTGGCCCGTGTAGTGAAGCCACCATCACATTTCTATCGAACTGACGAGGAATACATCATTACGGAGCCAAAAGCAGATGGTTACTACAGTGTGTTTTTTAAACATCGTCCAGATGGTCCTCCAATCGGCGCATATAAACGTACAGAATGTTTTGAGCGTATTGTGTCTTTTGAAGAATCAGCAACAGAAACCACTACCATATTTGAGGTTGGCGATATTGTAGAAATTGTGGATGCATCACTTATCAGGCATAAACATTATGAAAATGGTGTGCAGGCAACGGTGATAGAGAATTTTTATGGTTGCATAGCAATTAAAAGAAATGAGCTTGTAGATAGGAAGGTCATAAGTAGCGTGCTTTTAATAGGAGAGGAACTACAGGCTATTAGAAAAGTTGGATCGAGAACCGTACTAGAAGCGGCTATGGTGAACGATAAGCAGGAAACGGTGCAAAAAACGATAGAAATGATGCACGATGTGCCTGAAATAGTGAATGCGCCTGTCAAAAAACAAAAATATGAGCAGCTCAGCCTGTTTTGAGAAGAGGATTGACATATGCAAGCTTAGTTTTGGGAGCAACACAATTTCAAGATATTGTACAGGAGGGTTGCAATTTATGTGCGAAAAAGTTTGCTGGACTTGTGGTCATTTCGCTTTTGGTTGCTTTATGATGGGTGAATACAACAATACAGTTCAAGTAGATGACACATGCGATAAATGGTGTCCAGAAAGAACGCAAGGCACTGTAACAGATTATGGTTACGATGATGAAAAAATGAAGAGTGATTAAAAGATGATATGTCTAATCTTTAATCGAAAGATTATGTGAAACATTAAATAAAAGCATCCTCATGTAAGAAGATGCTTGAGATAAAACGTATTTAGTTATCGTTTTAAATGATTAAGTAATTCTTTTGCAGCATCTAGACGGACTTTTTCATCTTCAGCATTGTGTGCTAAGTCACTAAGTATAGAAAGCATATCGTCAAGGACTTGCTTATTTTGTTCATTTTCTTCTGAGATCTTATGAGAACCATTGATAAATTGTTCTAATCCAGATTCTTCGTAGGTTCCAGGATATTTACATGTTGTTAAAACATTCTTTAATAATGTTTGAATTGATCCATTTAGTGAGCTATAAGGTACTGATGTTAACCAATTTACACTTCTGGTGTGAGCCATAAATTTATCAATGTATTTGTCATCCCAATGATATGGACCATCAATCTTACCAATATGAACAGTATCATTGTTGTTTCGATCACGGATTAAAACTATATCGTCTTCCGACATAGTATTAACAAACAAATTGACCATTCCGAGATTAGTTCTTAAAGATTGGCCATCTAGCTGAAAAGCATCTTTTAGAATCTCTCTTATTTCGTCCGATGTCTTACCAGTTAAGTCGCCACTGTCAGTCCATCCGATTGCGATAAGATTTTTTTCTAAAAAAAGTGGAAGCCTTTCAATTTTATGTGGCTTAGAGCGAATCATGAAAATTTTCATTTGAACAACCTCTTTCATAATTTTTTGCATTTAAGTTAGTTGGTTGCTGAGTAATTACTTAGTAACTTGTAGTTATACAATAAACGATTAATATTATTACGTCAAGTAAAATTCTGAATTTTTTATTTACCTGTTTTGTGTAAAGCTATTTTGATTGGATAAGGATAATTTGAATTAAAGAAAGAAAATGTTCATTTTAATGCGAATGGTGAAATTTTCAGCGTTACAGAAGTGAGTCAATCAGAAGTGTTAAATGATAATGATGTAGTTTTAGCTTAATGCACAATATGAGGATTTTGCATAGGAGGAAGAAAATAATGTTTGTCATTAGTCGTAAAGATGAAGCAAATTTTCCAGATTTTAAAATCATATTGAAGCTAGAGAGTATTTTCAAAAGCGCTATGGTGACAAATCAATTTAGGTTACTGGGAGTATATCGAAGGCTGGGGAAAAGTTTATTTCGATGATGTAGATGGACAACCGGTACAAATTCGAGAGGATGGACATGTGCATGTTGTTTATTAGAGAAGCAAAAAGCTGTAGTGTCGTCACATACTACAGCCATCAAAGTGTTTCCAGCCCTTTTAAGCTCAGTCAGATGACTAATTATATCATAGGGGGCAATACTATGACACAACAAGCAGTAGAACAAATCAACACATCTGAAAATGGTGTATACATCGTACAAGACGGTATAATTACACCACTAAAACCCAAACCATTTGGGCAAGATACCATCGTTTGGCATAATGGTCAAGTACTTGATGTGGAGCGAGCCGAACGTATTCGTATTAAAAAAACAAAATAATTGTCCTTACGGAAAAACCGATGGACACTAATAGGATTGGCAATTATGTCAGCACTATTAGTGTCCTTTTTATTTTTACATAGAATAGAAAGGAAGATGTCCATGTACTTTCCTGATTTAATCGATGAATACAAACAATCACTCAAAAAGCTAAAGGCAGCAGGAGGATGTTCAAGTATGGAAAGGGATATGTTGGAGGCTATTAAGTGGATGGAAACGGGCTATGATCCAGCAGTGTATAGAGCTGCTACTCGTACAGATGTTTATGTAATGGACCATCATTTGATGCAAGATTTAATTGTTTATGTTGATAGTAATACAGATGTGCCAAAACTTATTACAGATGCAATTGATTTATGCATAGATAAAGCGGCAGCAATGAAAGAAATCGAGCGATTATATAATTTAAAGAAGTTTGTTAATAATGCTATGACGGGACTAACAATAAACGAACGTATTGTTTTTATTATGATTCGTGCTGAGAGGTTGTCGTTTGGTAGAGTTGCAAAATTATTAAATGTTACTCGTGGCACTGTGCAGAGCTATTTAAAGCGTGCTGAATCAAAGATTAATCAAAATAATTCAAATGAAAATGAATAACTTGCCTTACAAATGCCTATATAGTGAAAGTGAAAAAAGGTTGCGTAGCAGTATAAGATAATACCAGCTCACGCAACTTATTTTAAAGAATAGTTTTTTTTAGAAAGTCCAATATATCATCATATTTTTCTTGAGAAGGTTTAGCACCATCCTGTTTATTTTTCTGTAAAAGTTTTATATTTGCTGTATCTAAAGAAAACTCTAAATTAGCTACAACAACCCCGCCACTTGGAACCTGTACAACTATTTTTAGAAATTCAACTTCTTTGGCATTTTGTAAAACTGAGAGATTTAGCCAATATAAATTGCTAGTGGAGATACACTTATCTCCTGAATCCTTTATTGTTATCTCGGCATATTTTCCGTCTCGTCCTATATGTTTATCTTTATGTTCAATATCGCGGAACCTAATACCAATAACGTCACCTAATTCGTTAGAATTTATGGTAGTTGCAACAATACACAAAACACCAGTATTTATATAATCAATAGGGGTTATTTGTAAATTTGTAGGAGGATTAAACTTTTTACACGTCTGTTCTGTGAATGTTTCAATCTCACTTTTATATTCTTCCAATTTTTTAAAAGCTGAGTCTCTTTTTTCATGTAAAAGAAATTCTTCCAACCCATACAGGTACGTTTTAAAATTGTGAATTTTAGTATAGTTTACTGTAGGTTTTAAACTAGAAATAAAGTTAAGCGTGTTTTCTATTCGTCCAGACATAGTGCCACTTGTATCCGGTGCATTAATGATATTATCAACATCTCTAACTCTAATGTGTAGTAATTGTCTTCTAAAATCAAATTCTACAATGGTAGGGTAAATTGACTTTTTAGAATCCTCATTTTTATGTTTAAAGTCCAAGATTTTACTATCGATTAGAAGTATTCGTAGAGTTTCTAATTTAGATTTAACAAATGTTTCTCTATAACCACAGATAATATAATCACTGGAAGATTTTTTTTGTACATTACTTATAATTTCATTAACGAGTGGTACTTTCCAACTTTTTAATAAGCTACTGACTTCAATATCTGTAATATTTGCTGTGTCTTTGAGTTTGAAAAGAAACGAGTTGAATAAAGAATCCTCTATAATTAGAAAAAGTAGTTCGTCTAAATCGGAATAAGATATTAATTTTTCTTTGATTCCGTGTACTAATGTTTTAATTATTGCTTCTGAAGATTCCATGTTGCTACCTGTAGGTTTTATTTCTGAATAAACTTGATTGAATTCGGGAAACTTATTCATATTATCATTTAGTTTATCTAATACAATATTCTTTTTTAAATACTGGTAGAAAAAACTTAGCTTTTCTTGAAGATTTTCAGCATTCATTTACATTACTCCCATCTGAAAGGATTTGAAAAATGATGATTATTAAACATTTCTGTAATTCAACATTTCAAGGATCGTACCAATATGAAACTATTTTTAAAGAAAAAAGTGTTATTTCAAATGGCAGCTTATTCTTTATTGACGGTATTGAATACAGGGTGACTAATATATCTATTAGGAAAGAATCGGAAATAGTTGTAGAATCAATAAAAATAGAACAACTAAGTCCAAGGTAATTATTCGACACACATCAACAAATTCCTTCTTTTTCTAATAAAATATTATATTTACTAAATTATAAAAAAAAGTTTACTTAAAAATGGAGGTGGTGCATATATAACTACTAGAAAAAGCTTGGAGAGTCTTATTTAATAAGTCTTATACCGAGCTTTTTTGATTAGTGATAAAAAATATAATAACAATAAAAAAATATGAATATATTGGAATTTTAATTAACGAGAATTATTGTAATAGTTTATAATTATTTCTAGTTGAATTTTATGTAAAAAGGAGAGAGAAGTTATGGGTGTCTACGTTGAACTGACAAATCCTGTTCATGGTGGAGAGGGTTGGGAATTAGGCGAAGTGCTATGGAGTCCAAATAAGAGCAGTTGGAATATAATGCAGGATCCCAAACCAGGTGATTTTATAATTCATTCAGTTAAAGGTTCTAAAGTAGGTAAGAATCATAGATTTTGGGGTATTTCAGTAGTAAGAAAGCCATATTCTATTACAAATGTTGCTCCTCCTATACCAAGTACTTGGTCCGGCCATGATGAATATTATCGAATACCTCTAAGTGGTTTTATTGAATTTGATGAAAAAAAACCAATTGAGGATTTTTTAAGTGATTATTACGATAAAATTACGGCTTTGGGTAAACAGAAGTCATTTTATACGGAAAATACAACTGAGTATAAAACGGCGCAAAAATATTTAGCTCGTGTAAGTGATGAGTTATTTGAGTTATTAAAGGATTTTTTAAATATTGATCTTGATTTAGTTAATTTAGGAAAAAATGAATCAAGTAGAATTGGAGACGAGGAGACTAGTTATACTCGGGATGAACACGGACAACCTTCACGTGTATTATCTACGGTGAATAGAATAATTAGGGATACGAAAATTGTAAAAGAACTAAAGAAAGAATATAACGATAAATGTCAAATATGTGGTAAACAAATAAAATTACCTTCAGGAAAAAAATATTCAGAAGGGCATCATTTAAAGAAATTAGGTGGAATTCATCAAGGCCCAGACGTAAAGAGTAATATAATAATTTTATGTCCCAACCATCACACTGAATTTGATTATGGGAGTATTGCTATTAATCCTGAATCAGGATTAATTGTACATATTGAAAAAGAGAATGAGTTCAATGGAAAAGAATTGTCTTATCATAGGGCAGATTTGAATTCAGATTTTCTTATGTATCATTATGTAGAAATTTTCAAAAATAAATTTAGTGGAATGTAAAAATATGAAGAACTTGTAACAGATGTAACAAAAGGAACAAATGTAAAACATGTAGTATGTTTTGTGATAGAAAAAATAATAGTGTAAACTTGGAGGTAGGTTGTTATGGTAAGTTTTTCCTCCTCTTGTGTTTATAAGAACAATTAATTACCAGGAAAGATAGATCAACGGAGGGCCCACATAAATTAAGATATTAGGTATCTTATAATTACTTATACTTAATGTTTTTAGCCATGCTCTTGTGAGTGTGGTTTTGAGAGTGGAATCTACAGAAAATTGTTCCAAATTTATATCTCTCATTTTATGATTGAGTGGAGGTAATAATATGAAAAATAACAATTTGTCAATCTTTAAAATCAATCAAATACATACCTATTTTAGAGATTTAATGAAAATAGATTTCTATGATAAATGTACTATAGAATGGTTTTCACGTAATATCTTAAAAAAGATAAGTACAGAAGAGTTGAAGGAAATGGAAAAAACAATAACCTTAGATATCAATAAGAATAGCAGAATTAATTCCGCATTTTGGACAGGTTTAAGTGTTGTAATGGCAGTTTTTATTGGGACCTATGCAATCTTAATATCATTGTCGTCAGAGTTCGAAATAGATTTCGGTTTTGGAATGATTATGATTTTTTTTATTCTAATAGCATTATTTGGTATAATTGCGTTCGCATTTAACCATGAAATGTTTTTTGGAAAAAAGGCAAATAGATTACATGATCTAATTAGAATATTGATATATTTAAAAGAAAACGAAAAAAAGATATAGTAATATGCCGCTGATTATAAATCGGTGGCTTTTTATTTTGCTTTGAAAATTGCATCAAACAGCCAATAAATACGCTATGAGTTGAAAGGGTAGAGTTTGAGGTGGTTTTGAAAGTGAAATATGTAGAAAACTGTTCCTTTTTGTAGATTCTCAGGCTATTATTGTTTGAGAGGTGAGGAAAATTGGGGAAAATACCATTAGATGTAAATAGGGGAGGCGTTGACAAAGATGAAAGAGGTTTACCTTGGTGGATGTACGTTATTATCGTTTTATTAATTTTAATAACACCAGGGATATTAGCTCTGTTTATGGAGTTTAAAATGTTTAAATATGTAAGAGGTGGAATTGATGGATGGCTAAGTTATTGGGGTGCTTATTTAGGCGGTATTATAGGATTAATTGCAATTGTTGGTACTACACAATTTCTAATTAGTACTCAAAAAAATCTACATAAAGAACAGCTTAGCCAACAGGACTCTCATCAAAAAAATTTAATTGAAGAACAACAACAACAACATAAGGAGATGTTAGAACAGCAAAACGATCACCATATTAAATTAATAAATGAACAGAAACAACAACATAAAGAACAATTAGAACAACAAAATGCTCATCATACCAAATTAATAAATGAACAGAGACAACAACATAAAGAACAATTAGAACAACAACGAAGAGCAATTGAAGATTCAGCTAAACTGCAGGACAAAACAGAAAGAGAGAGATATATTTTACAATTAGATTTGCGGAAAACTGAAGAATTTTCACTATTATTAATTGAAATTGGGGATCATCTACGAAAAATAAAATATAATGCATTTAAATGTATGGATATGTTTCGAAGTGTAGCTAATAGATATGGTAGTTTTACTATCGCTCTTCTTTCTGAAGATTTAGAAGGGAAAATAAAGCACGAAAATGGATATAAAAAAGATATAGAAATATTAAATACTCTTTTTACAAATTACAGCAATCTTACTTTAGATATTGATAAAATATTTAATAACCTACTTATTATTTATAATATTGCTGATGAATTGAAAATGTTAGATTTTAGAAGTGAACTTAGAGATGGTATTAATTTTGTCTCAGATAATTTACATGAAGAACGAAGAAGATTTGACAATATAAAAAATAACAAAGATCTAGAAACAAAACTTGATCTTATAGAGTTTATAGAAGGCTGTGATAGTACAATTACTAAAAATGATAAGAGTATAGAAATAATCATAATTAAATTACAGGATAAAAAAGATAATTTGCTTAAAATTCAGAATAAATTATTAGATAAATTTTGTCCCAAGGAAAGTATTTTTAAATAATAATGCTTTCTTTTCATGCAAGGCTGCTATATTTAATTTGATACTAGAGACTTCTGGGCTTTCACTATAAATAGTGGAAGCCTTATTTATTATGCAAAAAGGAGGTTTTATGAAAACAAACTTAACTCAATAGATGGAGGTGGTGTTGATGCAGCATGGCTGAAAACTATGAATTAGCGTATGTAGATTATAAAAATGGTATGAAGCAAAAGGACATTGCTGCTAAGTATAATGTGTCCATCAATACCGTTAAAAGTTGGCAACAGCGAAAGTGGAAAGAGATGGATAACATTACTGATGCCAGCCAAAAAGTATGCACACCAAATAAAAAAAGTATGCATACTAAATCAGGTGCCCCAATAGGTAATAAAAACGCTTTAGGCAATGCAGGAGGCGCGCCACGTAGCAATAGCAATGCTAAAGGTAACAAAGGTGGTTCCGCTCCAACAGGAAATAAAAATGCCGTCACAACAGGCGAATATGAAACTATCATGTGGGACTACCTAGATGATGAGGAAAAAGCTATTTTCGATTCCATTGAAACAGACCCGCTTTTTCAGATCGACATGACTATTCGCGAATTGACCATCAGGCATCGTAGGATGATGAAGCGGATTAATAAAGTTGAAGATGGACTTTCGGATACACAAAGACGTGTTCTTCAGCAATTGAGGAAAGTGAAAGAAGCGGCTACTGGAGCTGATGGAAAAACAGTAACGGTGACAAAAGATCGGATGGTAACGGTAGAAATAGACGAAACCGAATTTAGAGCCATAGATGATATTTTAAACATTGAAGAAGCACTTACCCGAATCACTAACCAACTTGTGAGGGCTATTAAACAAAAGCATAATATTGAAAAGTCTGTTCTCGAACAGCAAATAAAGCTTGAGCAAATGCAACTAAACATAGAGAAAACAAAAACAGATATTGAACTTACCAAAATTGCTATCAGAAAAGAAAATGGCGATGATGATGAGTTCGAGGATGATGGTTTCTTAGAGGCGCTGAAGGGAACGGAAGTGGATTGGGATGAGTAAACGGAAGAAACCTGCTCTATTCAAATTCAAGCCATTTAGCAAGAAGCAACTCAAAGTACTCAAATGGTGGCAATCTGATTCCCCTCATAAGGATAAAGATGGTCTTATTTGTGATGGTTCTGTTCGTGCTGGGAAAACAATCGTTATGTCTCTATCGTTTGTTATGTGGGCAATGGAAACATTTGATGACGAGAATTTAGGCATGGCTGGTAAAACAATCGGTTCGTTCCGGCGAAACGTTTTCAAACCATTGAAGCGGATGCTGCAGTCTCGTGGTTATAAAATAAAAGAATATCGTTCAGAAAATATGTTCACCGTCACTAGAAATGGCAAGGTGAACTATTTTTATATTTTCGGTGGAAGAGATGAGGCATCACAAGATCTTATTCAAGGAATTACACTCGCTGGAATGTTCTTTGACGAAGTAGCGCTTATGCCTCAATCATTTGTTAACCAAGCAACAGCTCGATGTTCTGTTGAAGGAGCTAAGTTTTGGTTTAACTGTAACCCAGCTGGTCCTTACCATTGGTTCAAATTAGAATATCTGGACCAATTAGAAGATAAGAATATGTTGCACTTACACTTTACAATGGATGATAACTTATCGTTGTCAGAACGCATAAAAGAACGGTATAAACGCATGTATAAAGGTGTGTTCTATCAACGATTTATTCTTGGTTTATGGGTGTTAGCTGAGGGCGTTATCTACGATATGTTTGATAAGAAATTCCACTCAGTCGAGACAATACCTCGTAACTACACAAACTATTATGTCAGTGTCGACTACGGCACGCAGAACCCTACGACATTTGGTCTGTGGGGATTTTTTGATGGAGTTTGGTACAAGGTTAAGGAATATCATTATGACGGTCGCAAGAGAAGCAAACAAAAGACAGACCAAGAGTATTATAAGGACTTGTTAGGATTCATAGAGGGCGTTGAAAACTTCCAAGGTGTTATTGTTGACCCGTCCGCTTCTTCATTCATCACACTACTAAAACAGAATGGTATACGTGTGATAAAGGCGAAAAATGATGTGTTAGAAGGTATTAGAAATGTTGGCAATGCGCTTATTAACGGTTTAATCAAGTATAACGATTGCTGTAAAGAAACCTTTCGTGAGTTTTCGTCTTACATTTGGGATGAAAAAGCGGCAGATCGTGGCGAGGATAAGCCAGTAAAACATAATGATCACCAGATGGATAGTGATAGATATTTCGTTAACACGGTCGTATTCAAAAAAGGTGGTTTATCCGTACTAAAGTGAGGTGATTAAATGCTAATTGAGGATTTATATAGACCGCGTTGGCATGAACAGATGGAGGAGGTGATAAAACGAATGGTGGAAAGTGTTATTAAAAATGAACAAGTGCTGCTAAATGAGATAAAGGAGTGGGAGGATTCTTCGAAGCGGAAGCTCATGTTAACAGGTGACAGGTATTACAAAAATAAGATGGACATTGAAGAAAAGAAGCGGGATGCAGAATGGAAGTCCAACTTAAAGCTGATACATGGCTACGTGAAGAAACTTGTTGATCAAAAGATTGGCTATGTTCTGTCGAAGCAACCTTCAGTCACTAGTGAAAATGAAGGTTATCAGAAAAAATTAGATGACATATTTGATGCTGGCATGATTAACCGCTTGCGTAAAGTAGGTAAAGAGGCCGTTAACAAAGGTGTAGCTTACCTGCATCCGTACTTTAATGAAGTTGGTGAGCTTAGTTTTATGCGTTTTCCATCCGAGCAGATCATACCGTTTTATGCTGACTCTGAAAATATGAAAATTGAATCGTTTTTACGGGTATATGAAACCAATCATTATGATGGTACGACCAAAAAGACATTGAAAAAGGTAGAGCATTATCACAGTGATGGGATAGATCACTACGTATTTGAAGGTTCAACACTCATCTCTGATGTCCCAGCGGGAGGAAAACAAGGATATCACTTTTTATTAGGTGATCAACCGGTTCTGTGGGAAAAGATACCCCTTATTCATTTCAGGTATAACGAGGAAGAGCAGCCTCTAATTGAACAGATTAAATCACTCGTTGACAATTACAATACACAAGCTTCTACAAATGCAGATGTACTTGCTGATATTCCTAATTTTATCTATAAACTCATTAACTATGGTGGAGTCGATTTAAAAGAGTTTCTTCATGATCTTAATGTCTATCGTGCGGTCAAAACAGATGAAAATGGTGATGTTGATAAACTATCGGCTGAGATTCAAACTGAAGCTAATGAAAAAGAACTTGAACGTACACGTAGAGCAATTTATGAGCTTGGCCGTGGTGTTGATACATTACATGAAAATTTGGGCAATGCATCAGGGGTGGCACTTAAATTTCGCTACAGTGATTTAGATATGGATTGCAACATTTTAGAAAGTGAAATGCAGTCTAGTATTGAGCACATGATGTGGTTCATTACACATTATTTGCAAATGATTGGAGAAGGTAATTTTACTGAAGAAAAAGTAAAATTTGTTTTTAATCGTGACATTATTATTAATGAAGTAGAAGCGGTTGAAATGTGTGAGAAGTCAGTAGGGATTATTGATGATCAAACCAACCGTGAAAATCATCCATGGTACACGCCAGAAGTTGAGGATAGGTTAGCCAAACAAAAAGCGGAAGAACAGAAAGAGATAGATGAGTATCAAGAGGCTTTGGAGAAACAGCGCCAGTCTCAATCGGAAGTGATCGACAATGAGTAAGTATTGGGAAAATCGTGCTGCACAACGTGAATTGGAATCACAGCTTATTGCCAGTAAGTACCTTGCTCGTATGGAAGAACAGCTACGCATGGCACAAGTGAACATCATACAGCAGATTGAGGTGTTTTATTCTCGTTATGCTATTGATAATAAGATTTCCTATGCAGAGGCTAAGGAGTATTTAACGGCCAAAGAGTTAAAAGATTTTCGTAATATTACATTGCAGCAATACAAAGCTCTTTCCTTGTCAGGGAATCCAGAATACGATCGTATATTAGAGGCAATTGGCTATCGTGCCCGTATCTCTAGATTAGAGATGCTCCATTTACAGATTCAATTGCAGATGCTTGAGTTATATGGTGGTGCGAAAGGGTTACAGGCTTATACGTATACAGGTTTAACAGAAGTATACGAAAACTCTTATTATAAAGGTTTATATGACATCGCCACATTCACTGCTGTTTATCAGCCTGTCACTAGGTTAACGGATAGCGTTATGAAAGAAGTACTCACCTATAACTGGTCAGGTAAGGAGTTTTCAAAGCGCATTTGGGGCCATGAAGCGGCAACTATGGTTACGATTAGAAAGGAGTTAGAAAAGGCATTTAGGCAAGGCCGCTCCCTTAGTAAAACATCAAGGGCAATCAGCAAAGCTACTGACGTGGTATTAAGTAGGGCAGAGGCACTGGTAAGAACAGAAGCTAACTTCTTTCATAACATTGCCGCTAATAACTCATACATTGAAGCGGATCTGGAATGTTATCAAATCCTTGCTACTTTGGACAATCGCACATCTGAAATTTGCCAAGAGCAGGATATGAATATTTACTTTGTGAAGGATTACAAGCCAGGTACTAATGCCCCCCCATTTCATGCGCGTTGCAGAACTACGACGATTCCATTTTTTGATGAAGCTGAGTATATGGCTTATGAAACACGAAATTCTGCTAACGGTAGGATTAAGAAAATGAACTATAAAGAATGGGAAGTGAAGTATGTTGCATAAAGCTGATCCTGCGTCTTTTTTGCTTTGCAGACGTAAAAGATTCAAAGCAAGAACCTATCGTGCGTACTACGATAATGCGAAATAGGAGGCTATACGATGAAAAAAGAAGATTTAATTGCTTTAGGTTTATCAGAGGAACAGGCAGATAAAGTAATAGCAGGTTTTGGCACCATGGTTCCTAAAAGTCGTCTTGACGATAAAATCAACGAAGTAAAGGACCTAACAACTCAATTGAAAGAACGTGACACTCAGCTAAATGATTTGAAAAAAATTGATGCAGCTGGGTTACAGACAAAAATTGAAGAGCTGCAGCAACAAAACGAAAATGACAAGGCTGAATATGAAGCGAAAATCAAGGATACCCAACTTAAAAGTGCTTTGAAATTAGCGCTTGCTAGTAAAGTACATGATACCGACCTCGTTACAGGTCTTATTGATAAATCAACAATTGAATTGGACGAAGAAGGTAACGTAAAAAAAGGCTTAGATGAGCAGATTAAAACACTGCGCGAATCTAAAGCCTTTTTATTTACACCTGAAAACGAGGAAAGAACGCTACCTAAGGGAACTAAACCAGGTGAAGGTAGATCGAGTGACAAACCTGTTTCTATAGGTGCTCAATTTGCACAACAAGCCAATGTACAATCAAAAAGCACAGAAAAAACACCTTGGGATTAAGAAAGGAGAATTAATATGTACGTAAAAAAAGAGAACGTTAGTCAGATTAATTTCTTAGCAAGTTCACAATTTCAAGCATTTACAACGCAAGTGGAACAAACAGGTGTAACAGCAGATGAGAATGGACGAAAAATCGTTCCCGCTGGCACTGTTTACCCTGCAAATGATGCAACTGCAAAAGGTATCTTGTTGCATGATGTGGATGTAACAAATGGTTCGCAAGCAGGTTCGCTTATTGTTGAGGGCTATGTTATTGCAGAACGTTTACCAACCGCTCCTACACCAGAAGCAAAAGCAGCTATGCAAGAGATTAAATATCGATAAAATACATTCAGAAAAGAGGATATAAACAATGCCAACCGTATTAGAATTATTTAATCAACGTGAAGTATTAAATTACTTACAAAACCGTGAGTATCCCGCTTTATTAGGCGCGACGTTATTCCCAGAAAGCAAAAAACCAACATTAGAATTTGATTCTATTAAAGGAGCAGGCCGTACACCTGTAATCGCATCTGTTCATGCTTTTGATACCGAGGCGGAGATTGGTTCCCGTGAGGCCAGCAAAATGGCTCTTGAAGCGGCATTAATTAAACGTAAAATGCAATTGACGGAAAAAGAAATCATTGCACTTGAAAAACCACGGGACGAAGCTGAGAAACAATACTTAATGCAAAATGTCTATAACGATATTGATGTATTGGTAGCGGGGGTAAACGCACGTGTAGAAGCAATGCGAATGGAAGTATTAGCGAAGGGTACGGTAACTTTAGACGAAAATGGTTTAGATGCTGTTATTAACTATGGTGTTCCTACTGAAAACCAAGAGACCTTATCCGGCACATCGTTATGGACAGATATAGACAATTCTGACCCAATAGCTGATATGCAACGCTGGGTTAGTAACTTAGCTACCCGTCCATCACGTGCTTTAACATCAACAAAAGTCTTAGGAACACTCTTATCACATCCGAAAGTAATTTCTGCTCTATTCGGGAAAGATTCTGGTCGTGTTGCTTCACGTAACGATCTAAATGCATTTTTAACACAATTAGAGTTACCAACTATCGCGGTTTATGATGCAAAATATCGTAAGCAAGAAAAGAATGGAAAGTATACTCAACATCGTTATTTCCCAGAAAATTGCTTTGTAATGTTCCCTGACGGTTCGTTAGGTGAAACTTTATTTGGTCCAACCGCCGAGGAATTACGTTTAACACGTGACCCATCAATTGAAACGAATATGATTGGAAATGTTTTAGCTATGGTCTATGAAGAAAATGTAGATCCAGTGAGTACCTGGACTAAAGCTGTAGCAACTGCTATTCCATCTTTCCCAGTTGCAGATGAAGTATTCCAAGCACAACCGATTGCATAAGGGAGGACTCAAATTGAAAACTTTAGTTAGAGTAAAAAAGGGCAGTTTCCCAGTACGTTACAACACCGAGAAGTATAATGTTGGGGATGAGTTGGAGGTGCTTAATGAACATGCGAATCACTCGAGTTTTGAAATTTTAGGTGAAATTGAGCCACCTAAAAAACGAAGTACAAAAACCACCCCTGCTGAATAGGAGTGATGATCTTGAATGTATTCAACATGGTAAGAAGTAAAATACCAATTGAACAAGTTTCTGATGAAGAATTACTTTTCAAAGTGGAAGAAGTATCGCAAACTATTAAAACTTATTGTAACCGTGAGGACATACCCAACGAATTGAGGTTTGTTCATACAAACATGGTAATAGACGTTTTGAAGCAAGAAATAGAGAATGCAGAACCTTCTAATTTCATGGTAGCGAAATCGGTTAAAGAAGGGGATGTTAGTGTGGAGTTTGGGACTACTAAGACAGCAAGTGAACAGTCCACGATGAACATTCTAGCTAACTATACATCTCAACTTAACCGTTTCCGTAAATTGAGGTGGTAGTATGAACATCCGAAAGTTATTGGCTACGGCAACGAAGTCAGTTGAACTTTTATATGATCGTGAGGCAATTGTGAAGCGGTATGAAGAATATGAAAAACCAAACGGTTCAACGTCCCAGAAATGGGTTACTAAACACGAAAAAGTCCCTTGTCGATTATCGACAGTAGGTATGCACACGTTAAACAATACCGCACAAGATGATGCAAATCAGATTACTTATGATGCTAAGTTGTTTCTTTCATCAGAGGTTGATATTTTAGCAGGTGACGAAATAACAGTACAGCTCTTTGATGGTGAAATACTAATTATTACAGAGGAGTTTACATCCGCTAAAAAGCCTTTTTTATATGTAACCCATCAAGAAGTATTACTAACAAAGAAGGTATATGCTTAATGGCCTTTGAGTTTGAGGAAGTAAAGCAACTCGCAGAAAAGATGAAAGAACTGACTATTGCTTCGGGTAAAATCCATAAGAAAGTAGCTGAAAGAGTTGCACTATTAGCCATTCGTAAAGTTAAAATGCTCACGCCAGTTGATACAGGAGATTTACGGAACAATTGGAAGTATCACATTTTAAAGCAAGGCGATACTTATAAAATAGTCATTTATAACAATGTAGAATATGCGCTGTTTGTTGAGAAAGGCCACCGTATTGTAATAGCAGGACGTACAGTAGGGTTTGTTGACGGTCAGTTTATGCTAGAACTGACAGAACAAGAAATGGAGAGGCTGGCACCCCGTATGTGGGAACGTGAAGTTGAGAAGGAGTGGAGGCGTATTTTAGGTGAGTAATGTAACAGAGGGAATTAAGACGCTTGCTATTATGCAAATACGTACTCTTTTCCCATCAATGATAGTTTATGATAAACCGGTTAAGCAGGGTTTGAAAGTACCTGCTTTTTTAGTACGTATTTTTAATGTGCATCAAGACCGAGGTATGAAGTATCAAGCAAATCGTACCTATTCGTTTAGCATGGTTTATTTCCCTTCTACAGACGATATAGACGAGGAATGCCTAAATGTATTAGAAGTCGTGCAAAACAACTTTAAATACCTCGCTGACAGGTTTCACGTACATGAAATTGATGGTGAAATAGTAGATGAAACGCTTGTGATTAAATATCGAGTCAAAGCTCGTCTACACGACATATTAGAAGAAGTGAAAATGAGAACATTGGAGGGCGTTGATTTTGACACAAGAGACAATAAACAAAACGGCGAAGCAACCTGGGAATAAAAAGTTCTCCAAGGTTGCTTTTTTAGAGTCCACTTCTTCCACAAAGGCAAGGTTAGAGTATGAGGTAGTACTTGAAGATGGTAAAACCTATACCAAAAGTGAAGCGGATAGACTTGTCGATGAATGGAAAAAGAAAGGAGTTGAGGTTTAATGGGCGGTATTTGGGAAACGCAAAATAAGTTACGGCCAGATGCGTACATTAACTTTGAAACCAATAGTCTTAATACAATGGGGCTAGATTCAAATGGTGCGTTAGCTATTCCTGTTGCGCTTGATTGGGGTGAGGTAGGTAAATTTATAAAATTATCTACCAACACAAAATTCAAGGCGCTGTTTGGGAAGTCACTTGCAGAGATTTTGCCAGTAAGAGAATCCTTTAAAGCAACAAGTAACATTTTCTTGTATAACATCAATGGTTTAGGGGAAAAGGCAAAAGCCACAGCAGAAGGACTTACAGCAACAGCAGTATATGGTGGCTCAGACGGTAATAAGATTCATGTAACCGTTACTGTTGGTTTAAATGGCGCTGTAACTATTAAAACGTATTTTGAAGCTACACAAGTAGATTCCCAAAAGGTAACGAGTTTTGAAGAATTGAAAGCAAATGACTTTGTTATTTTTACGGGAAGCCTTCCTGGAGCTGATGCGATTTTGACACTTGGGGGTGGGGCAACTGTAGCAGCAACGAACGAATCTATTTCAGAGTTTGCCTCAGCTTTAGATTCCTTAGATTTTAAAACAGTTGCATACGGTACAGATGATCATACCATCAAGTCCTTGCTTGCTCTTAAAGTAAAGGAATTTCGGGAGCAGGTAGGTAAACGTGTAACATTTGTAACGAACAATTACAATGCAGCGGACCATGAAAGTACCGTATCCATTAAAAATGGTGTCACTTTGGATGGTGGAGAAGTGCTAACAGCAAAAGATGCTGTATATTGGTTTGCTGCAGCATTTGCCGCTTCTACAGTAGGGTCGCTTACCTATGCAACATACCCCGGAGCGATTGAGGCAGAAATGATGACCAATGATGAGATTATTCAAGCATTAAAAGACGGCCATATTGTCTATTCATTCAATAATGATGAGGTTGTGGTGGAGCAAGATATTAACACATTCCGTTCATTCACACCGAAAAAAAATCAGGATTTCCGGAAGGGGAAAATTGATCGTGGCATGTCTATTATCGAGAACAACGCTCGTCATATTTTCCGTAAATACTTCATTGGTAAAGTGAATAATGATGCGAATGGCCGGGATTTATTTAAGAAACAACTTATGAAAACTGTTCTTGATCCTTATGTAAGACTAGGGGTAATTGATCCATACATGCCAGAAGATATTGTGATTGAATCGGGTGATGAAAAAGACGCAGTGTTCGCAGTTTTAGGTGTCAAGTTCATTGATGCAATGGAAAAATTATATATGCGTGTCGAGTGCAAATAAGAAGGAGGTAAGGCTTGATGGCACCAAACGTTATGCAAACAAAAGACGCCATGTCCTCACGTGAGGGCTTGGTGTTTATTAATATTGAGGGTCAAACATTCGAAATTGCGGAGATTCTAAAATTTAAAGCAGAAGTAGAATATAACAAGGTGGAAGTAAAGCGTCTAAATGCTCGCATGGAAGGTTCGAAAATTGTTGGAGCTAAAGGCGTTGGAGAGATGACCATGTACTATCATCGTCCAGAAATTCGCGCCATGGCTTCGGATTATTTGCGATCAGGGAAGTCACCGATGTTTGATGCAACAATCGTCAACGCAGATATTACAAGTGCAGCTGGTAAACAAACAGTAGATATTCGAAACATTGTACCAGACAAAACCCTATTGGCAATGCTTGATGCAGATAGCGCCGATACATTAAAAGACGAATTCCCTTTCACATTTGACGATTTTGAAATCTTAAACCAATTCAATGTTATCCAATAAGGAGGAACCTATAAATGAGTAATTTTAAAGCTTTTATGAAAGAAAATGTAGTGGCAGTAGAACCAACTGAGCTACCACTACCACGTTTTGCAGAACCTATTAAACTGCGACCTGTTCCATCAGATGAGGCAGATCTGATTAACGATCGATGTTTTAAAAACGTTGCTGGAAAAAGAGGGCGTCAAGAGCGAGTATTTGATCCAGTAGCATACAATCGTAGATTAAATGTAGCGGCTATTGTATACCCAGACTTAAATAATACTGAATTACAACAGTCCTATGGAGTAAAAGGAGCAGAGGCGTTATATGGGAAGATGTTTCTGGCAGGTGAAACAGCATTAATATCGGAAAAAGTATCTGAGATCAGTGGTAGCGACATTTCTTTAGAGGATGAGGTAGAAGAAGCAAAAAACTAATTCAAGGCAGTGATGATGAGCGTGACGGGTTAGCTTTCTATGCCCATGTTGCGCTTCATCGGTTCAATATACTGCCCAATAGCTTTTTGAAGATGGATCGTAAGGAGAAGGCATTTATCATTGCAAGCTTGGACATAGAGTTGGAAAAAGAAGCAGAAGCGGCTAAGAAATGGTAGATTTATGCCAAAACAGTATAGTGAAATTCCTCCAAGTTAGGTATATTTGTGTAGGAGGAGGGAATTTAGATGAAAAAAGCTTTGAAGTTTGGATGTTTAGGTGCCTTGATTGGACTAATATTAATGATTGTTCTAATTATGATTATAGGTGGAATTTCAAATAATGAAGATAATAAATCAGAAAAGAATAAAGAACAATCAAAAGTTATCATTGATGCAACTCAATTCAGCAGAATAAATACTGCAAAATTAGTTGAAATTATGGGTGAACCAGAATCTATTGAGGAATATATGTGGTTAGTGCCATCTACAGGAAAGGAAATCCCTGCAAAAACTTACATATACGAAAACAATAGATATGAGTTCATGGTCATTGAAGATACTGTGACAAGAATGAATGTATATTCAGGAAAATATATGGGATATGACGATACTACATTAAAATTTAAGAACGAAGATGATCTTTTTGCTATTTTTAATATCAAAACTAATCAAAACCTAAAGAAAATAGCTGATACTGGGGCAGCTTTAAGATACACACCCGTTTCAGATAACATCGCAGAATTATGGGTAGTTGATATTGAAGAAAATAGCTTCGGTGTAGCAAAAATCACGTATAACTTAAATTATTATTAAGCACTCTTCCAAGAGTGCTTTTCTTATGCTCAGAAAGAAGGTGAGAAACGTGTCAGTACGCACAACGATGACTTTAACAGACAGAATGACTGGTACTTTGCAGAGGATGATGAAAGCAATTAATAGCACAATTCGTGCGATGGAACAAATGAATACGGCTTCTAGTCGAAGTATGGATATGCGTAGCTTACAACGAGCAAGACGTGACATAGAAAGTGCACAAGCTTCATTTAATCGACTTCAAACGAGCGCTCGGCAAGCAGGTAGTGAAGGTCAAAATGCTGGTAATAGGTTGCGAAATGGTTTAATCCGTGTCAGAGATAGCGCGAATTCAGCCACCAGTAGCGTACGCACATTGCTAACAAGTCTTTTGGGATTTGCAGCTGCGTACTTATCTATCCAAGGAATAGCTAATGGATTCAATAAATTCGCTCAAGCATCGGATGAGTATTCTAATACAAATGCTCGATTAGCTAACATTAATGATGGCTTGCAAACACAAGTCGAATTACAAGAAAAGATTTACAGAGCTGCACAACGAAGTTTGAGTGCATATAACGATACTGCTGCTAGTGTGGCTAAATTAAATCTATTGGCAGGAGATGCTTTTGCTAGTAACGATGAAGCTATCCGCTTCAGTGAATTGATGAATAAGTCGTTCGCAGTATCTGGTGCCGGAAATCAAGAAAAATCGGCAGGTATGCATCAATTGACACAAGCAATGGCATCTGGTCGATTACAAGGTGATGAGTTTACTTCTATCACTGAAAACGCTCCATTACTCGCTAAAGCGATTGCGGATTCTGTAGGAAAGAGCATGGGTGAGTTAAAAGAAATGTCTTCAGCTGGTGAAATAACGGCTGATATTATTAAAACTGCACTCTTTAACGCTGCAGAAGATATAGAGGATAAATTTAATAAAATGCCTTTAACTTTTGCAGATGCCATGACGGTTTTTAAAAACTGGGCACAAACTGCTTTTGAACCATTGTTTAAGCGATTTATGGACTTTATTAATTCAGATGCATTCGGAATATTGGCAAGTCATGCTATGGTTTTTGTAAACATTTTTGTATCAGGTTTATCTCTTGTATTTGATGCGCTTGAGATTGTGTATAATGCAGTCGGAGCAATAGGTCAATTTATGAGAGATAATACAACATGGGTAACACCTCTATTAGTTGTAATGGCTGTGGTACTTACTTCAATTTCTACAATTTTAATAACACTTGGTTTAGTTCGTATTGCTACCCTCGCATGGGCAGCGGCCACTTGGTTAGTAAGTGCCGCATATCTTTCAAATCCAATTACATGGATAATAATAGGAATTATTTCTGTAATTGCCCTAGTAGTGACAGCCATGGTTATGTGGGGTGAAGAGACTGCTATGGTAGTTGGTTTTGTAGCAGGTATTTTCGCAGCATTAGGAGCCTATATCCTTAATCAATTTATAAATATAGCAAATTTCTTAACAATTTTTGCCGAATTCTTTATTAATTTATTTATTGATCCCGTCTATGCAGTAAAAAAATTATTTTATGATTTGGTCATGATGGTAGTGGAAAATATGTCAGCTATGACAGGGAGTTTTGATAGTGCTGCAACAGCGTTAGGGAATGCCTTTGTTGCAGGCGTTAACATTGCCATCAAGGCTGTAAATGGATTAATTACCCTAGTTAATAAAATACCTGGTGTTAATTTCGGTAAAATAGGAGAGTTACAGACTGGTAAATCAAATGTCATTACAAAGCATTGGCAGAACTTTGCGGCAAATATTAAAGCTCCAACCAGTGATAAAAACGTAGTTAGTTTGTCTAAGACCAAGCTCTTTAGTATCCCAGATACTTTTAATAAAGCAAACGAATGGGCATATGACGGTATGATGGGAGCTGCCGATAAAGTAAGTGGTTTAGTTGATAAGGCAAAAAGTTTAGCTGGATTAGGTAAAGATGATAAAAATAAAGAAAATCCTTTTCTTGATAAAGCAAGCTTAATGGACGACGTTGTAAAAACCGCTCCTTCTGAATCTGGATTAGGTGCTGCAGGAGATCCAGACAAAGGAAAATTAAAAGGTGGTAAGCTTGATAAGGTCAAAAAGATTGAGGACAAAATAAACCTTGCAGACGAATATCTTGAGATATTTAAAGATATAGCAGAGGGTAAGGCGATTAATAACATTGTTTCTTTAACACCAAACTTACAGGTCCATAATAAGTTTGAGGATACCACAGGTAGCAAAATGGAGAAGATGCTTAATAAATTTGGTGATTTGTCTAGGGTAGGCGGCAATACAACGGAAATTAATGAGCTCGTATCCCAAACATTAACCTCTCCGTCAAGAGATGACGTTGCAGTGTCAAAAGACATCCGTGAAAATGTTTCCGCTTCACCAATTACCAACAATAACAAAACCATAGTACAGCATATTAAAAGTGATCCTAAAATTGAATTTTCAGGTGATATTCATAAGGATGTGGACTTGCAGGAACTAATCAAACAAATTGTTAAGTGGTTAAAAGATGAGCAAGATCGTTCAGTTGAGGGGGTATATACATGATAGGCATCTATCTTAGTGCTAAAAATGATACCGAGGGCTTTCGTATACCTGTAAATCCGCCTGAACTCCCTTTTAAAAATACCGCCGATGGTGAAGAATTTTCCATCGCTAAAAAGGGAACTGTTAATGTACCTAAACCAATGAAACTAACAGAGTTTGCATTCTCATCATTTTTCCCTGCTGATGATACACACTATGCAGAAACTCAATTCAAAGAGCCTCAGATATATATAGACCAAATAAACAAGTGGATGGCCGCAGAAACGGTTATCCGCTTTATTTATGTTGGTGGTTCCTTTTCCGTTAATGAATTGGTGACAATTGAAAGCTTTGAACCAAAGGATCAATTTGGCACAGAAGATGTAGATTACACGATTTCTTTTAAAAAACATGTGCCGTTTGGTTTTAAAAAGATGGAAGTAGTAAAAAAGAATGCTGCTAAAAAGGGAGCGGCCACTAAGCAGCCAGTAACAGTTGCGAAAAAGGAAGCTCCGCGAGATAATCCTAAACCTGTTCCACAGACTTATAGTTTAGTAAAAGGGGATTCTCTTTGGAAGATAGCTCAAAAGTATACCGGAAATGGAGCAAACTACAAGGCGCTACAATCGTTGAATGGAATAAAGGACAGTGAGTTAAGAAAATTACCTATTGGCCTAAAAGTAAAAATACCACCTGAGTGGACCGCTAAGAAATGAGGTGACAGGTATAGAAGTATTAATCGACAATCGTGATGGAAAGATATATGAAGTTCCTGTCACGTCAATTAGTTGGAAAACAGAAAAAACAGGAAAAGCTTCTGAACTGAATGTTAATCTGTTAAATCCTAAGCCACTCGAAAATAAAGTTGTATCTGGTGCGATTGTAAGAGTGACTGATGAAAAGCGCAAAATTTTCTATGGTTATTCATTTAAAGTTGAATTGGGAAAAAGCAGCGAATTTAAAATTACTGCTTATGACCAACTGAGATATCTAATGTACAATGACACATTTGTTATGAAATCAATGCAATCCGAGGCTGCTATAGCTCAAATATGCAGCCAAGCTAAATTAAAATTAAGTGTATCTACGAAGACTGGCTATAAAGCACCAGCAATGATAGAGGAAGATAAAAAAGCCTTAGATGTCATTATGAAGTATATTGATTCGGCTATTGTAGCAACCAACCAAAGTTTTGTTTTCATGGACGATTTTGGCTCGCTTGGGCTTCATAATATTAAAGATTTAATTATCCCACCTACTGATTTTTATATAGGTGAAGATAGTCTTTTGTATGATTATGATTATTCCATCTCTATAGATGATAGTTACAATCGCATTAAACTCGTTTTAGATGATAAAAAGGCATCAAAGAGAAGGGTATTTATAGCGCAGGATAGTAACAATATCGCTAAATGGGGACAATTACAGTATTACGAAAAAGTAGATGAAAATATGACGAAAGCGCAAGTTGAGAGTCTGTTAGATGCATTACTAGCTGTACACAATAAAGAAAAAAAGAAACTATCTTTGAAATGTTTAGGTGACTGGCGTGTACGAGCAGGCAAAATGGTGTTTATCTTCATCGAAAAGCTAGGGTTAAAACAATTGTTTTTGGTGGATACTTGCACCCATGATTGGACACCTAAAGTCCATACAATGTCATTAGAATTAAAGGTGATATGATGAGTTTACTAGATTTAATCAAAACAACAGCCATGGCTGCATTCCAAGCATCCAATCCAGTCAATATCGTTGTAGGTGAAGTAATTGAATCGAAGCCACTTAAAATAGAAGTCCATTCCAAGCTCATCTTAACGGATGAGTTTTTGCTTGTTGCAGAGCATTTGACAAGGCATGAACGTATAGTTTCGCTTGCTTATGAACATACACAAAATTTTTCTAGTGGCCGTATGGGAGATGCATTGAAACAAGCAAGTTCTACTCGGAAAAATATAGGTGAATCTGCACCTAATCCTTATGAAAAGTACGAGATGAAGTATGCACAGTTTATTTATGAAGATGGACTTAAAATTGGTGATAAAGTTGTGCTCCATAGAGTGCAGGGCGGTCAAAAATATTTTGTATCAGACAGATATAAGGAAGGTGATAGTGTATGGTAGTCCCAACAGAGGCAATAACAATAACCCCAGAAATTGAGGTAATCGAAGCCGTTGAATTACCCACTCGAACATACCACTTGGATTTCAAAAAAGGGTGTTGCACAGGATTTATTGATGGTCAGAAAGCAATGGAACAAGCAATTTTCAAAGCTTTAAATACCATCCGCTTTGAACATCTTATCTACACAAATAACTATGGTTTTCAGAATATGGTTGGTTATGATGAATTGTATGTAAGAGGGGACTTAGCTAGGCGTATACATGATGCAGTCCTACAAGATGAGCGTATTACATCATTAGAAAATTTCAGCCTTGAATTTACTTCAAAGGAAGATGTATTAGTGACTTTTACTGCTCGTACTATTTATGGTGATGTAAGTCTCTTGAAGGAGGCGATAAGAATTGCTTGATTACTTAGAAGCTCAATCTTTTGATAGTATCTTAACAGCATTGCTTGAACGGGTTCCAGATGACGTTGATAAGCGAGAGGGTAGTGTCATATACGATGCACTTGCTCCATCAGCGTTGAAACTTGCTGAGACTTATTGGGATATGGCTGTGCTATATCGTCGCACTTTTGCTGCTACGGCAGACGGTGATGATCTTGAAAAGCGTGTAAATGAGCATGGAGTTGAGCGAAAAAAAGCAGGTAAGGCTATTCGTCGTGCTTTGTTTACAGATGGTGATGGACAACCACTTGATGTGTCAATAAGTAGTCAATATCGTTTAGATGAAATTGTATATACGATAATTGAACGGATAGAAGCGGGTGAATTTAAAGCCGAAGCTCAGACAGCTGGATCCGTTGGAAATAAAGATTATGGTGAAATGCTCCCTTTAGAGGCAAACAATCAGTTAGGGAAAGCGGTTTTAGCAGATGTCCTTGTGCCTGGTGAAGATGATGAAACAGACGAATCGCTTTATCAAAAGTTTTTAGACCATATTCGTGAGAAAGCTTTTGGAGGGAATCGTGCTGATTATAAGAAAAAGTTAAGGGCCATACAAGGTGTAGGTGGTGTTCGTTTAAGGCGTGCGCCATTTGGAGGGGGAACAGTAAAGGCTATTATTATTGATTCTGATTTTAATGTACCGACACCAGAGTTTGTATCCTATGTTCAAGAGATTATAGATCCAATCGAGTTTAAAGGTGAGGGCTACGGCACGGCACCTATTGGCCATGGAGTCACCGTGGAAGGTGTAGGAAAAAATGATATTGTTGTTGAAAGTGAACTAATTCTTAATGGAGTAACTATTGGGCAAATCGAGGCACAAATAAACGAAACTTTAGAAGAGTATTTTGCAGAACTACGTGCAATTTGGTATAAGGATTTAGACATTAATGTGAGGATAACCCATATTGAAGCGAGACTTTTGGAAATCGAAGGAGTAGAGGATATTACTTCAACCACGTTAAATGGGCTTGATAAGAACATCAATATGATTGAAGATATCCCTGTTCTCTCACAAGTAATACTGAGGGAAGTGAGTACATGACCAATCCCTTTTTAGAGGAATTACCACCTTACTATAAAAATATTAGAGAGTTTCGCGAGATGTCCAACACAGTTACAGCAAGCTGGGACCAACTTGACGAAGCTCTTTTTGATATGGAAAATGATCAGTTTATTTTAACATCAAGCGAAACTGCTGTTGCGATGAGAGAAAAAGATTTCGGGATTCGTGCCGACTTGAAAAGTGAAACATTGAAATTTCGCAAGCTTAGATTACTTGCTCGTATGCAAGATAAAGCACCTTATGTACTCGAACACTTAATTAAGGTTCTTACTAATTTATTGGGTGAGAATAAACATCAAATTTTACTAGACATTGATAATTTCGAAATGGAAGTAGCCATTGATGTAGAGCAAACCATTTATTATAAAGAGGTAATAAATATAATTGAGCGCATCGTGCCTTTAAATATCGACTTGATGGCGACAATACTTGCTATTAAGGATTCTTTAGTGTTGATCGCTGGAACATATGCTTGGAATTTTAACAATAATCGTATATGTGGACGATTTAAAACAGCTTCAAAATCAGCAATCATAGGCAAAGAAAATTTAAGCGTACGAGATGGATCGTATGCTTTTTTACTTCGCGCACGGACTTGTGGGCGATTTAGAGCAGGAGGTGGATTAGTGTGAGTGAAATACAGCCTTTATTAATACAACATACAGAAGAATTTTTAAGTAATTTGGTCGTTGGGGCAAAGGTAACAATTGATGGAGTGGTTTATGATAAACCTATTTCACATACTAGTGATCGTTATGGATTGAGAAAATATGTGAAATTAACAACCGAAAAAGGTCTAATTACTCGAGTAGTTTTAGTAGATTCGATGGGTCGAGAGCTATATGTGAAAAGTATGAACTACCAAAAAGGAGCGCAAGGCTATACCATTGCATTCCCTCTCACTGTTGAAGCAAAGGAAGTGGAAGTAAATGGCTGAATTTATGACAGGAGAAATTCCTTTGAATTTTAAAACAAATCCATATAAACGAGTGGAATGGGAGGATGATTTAACTGACCCTAACACTGGTGAAGTGCTAGAAGAGGGCACAATTTTTTGGGCGGAATATGGAAATAATCTTGAGTGGGGTCTTTATAATGCATACCGTTTTTTGATAGAACAAGCTCGCCAAATGCAACGTATGCAGATCCAGATGGAATTGGACGGGCGAGTACCTGGGAACTCTGGGACATTTGCTGATCCTTTAGACGGCAGCACAAACAAAATTAGCTTGAATAAAGCCTTAACGGACATTATTGAGGCAATTGGAATAGGTGCAACTACTTTAAAAGTGGCTAGTGTAGAAGGATTTACAGCTTTCACACAGATCACTATTTTTGATGATGAACACAGCGAGGACGTTGTGATCACAGCAGTTGGTACGGATACAATTACAGTTCAAGCCCTTAAAAATGCGTACAAAAAAGGCGCTAAAGTGGCTCGTAGTAATGTCTCAATTGACACTGTGAATGCTGAAATGGGTGTAGGCGATTGGCAGACATTTAATGTCGAACTCGTGGAGGTGGTATAAATATGGTCAAGTATTATTATGACAAGTTTACGGCTATTGAAAACAAACTATATAACGACGATGCTCCATGGACAAATTCTAGTGCAACCATTGGGCCGTTTTCGTCATATGCCAAGAGTTACAGTTTTGATAGAGTTGATAATAAGTATAGTTTAGGTCCTAAATGGGGTTATGATGGCGGCCCTGTTAATATTGGCAGCATTGTTTATTCATTATCTGGTAATTTTTTATACAGACATATAGCAAAAGAGGATACTTATGATCCAACAGTTACCGTACCTGTTAATACTATCTATAAAGACGCCACGAAAAACACATCTTCCATTATAGATTATTCAAAAGGCTCGCTAGTGCAATCCAATATCGTAGCAGAGGACGGCACATACCCAAGCAACGGTAGGCATAGCGATGGTTTTTGGTATGTTAAAGGAGCGGCTGTTGGGCCATTAGGATCTGGCGTGATAACCAATGTAGCGTACAGCAAGGCAAATTTTGGTGATAAAATTACACGTTTATCTAATGGTTGGTTAATAGCTGCTGCTAAACAAGATAACACTGAGATATTTTTATTCAAGTCGATGGATGGCGGAGTATCGTGGACGCCTTTATGTTCGGTCAGTCAAGGAGCGGCGGGTTCTATTGGCACATATGCTATTGCGAGTGACGGCACTAAAGTTTACGTAGTAGTAGCGCGTTCAATCACAAATAATACTGTGAACTATACAGTATTCGACGCCTTAACGGTGCAGAATACACGTTTAACGGATTATACGACTAAGCAAATTAATAATGTGGCACATGCAACCGTTACGCAAATACAGATATACGTCGATCCACTAACGAAATTTGTGCATGTAGCGTGGATAGCGTCGTCGGCAGGGTCGTCACCTACTCAAAATGTTTACCATTCTGTGAGTACAAATGGCGGTACTATATGGTCTAGCACTACAATGGTTACAACAGCTATCACAACTGACGGGCGTTACAGCTACACAAATCTAGGACTAACGACTGATAGCAAAGGGTTCGTGACTATATTCGCTACTAGCGGTATACGTTTAATGCCATCTAATTCAACAGCCGCAGTGTATTGTGTATACGTCTTTAAAAATAACACGACTTTTGGCACGACACATATGTATGTTAATAGTGGTTGGTCGTTTAAAATTGCATACGATCCTAACAGCACTAGCTTTATCCAAACACAGGTAACGGGCGTAAAAGATAAAGACGGTTATTTCCATGCTACGTGGTTAGGTTACGATACTGTTATAAATAACATATACAATGTGTTTTATGGGCGAAGTAGAGACGATGGTGCGACGTGGGAACTTGTCAAAAGGATAACGAACCAATCAAGCGGACAACATAACTATCCTACTATATCAGTGGATAAGTCTAACAAAGTAGTCATTACGTTTGCGTGGCAAAATCCTAGTCAAAGCAGCAGATATTTCGTTTATCAGATGGTAAGCACAGACCGCGGTAGCGTTTTCGGAGCACCTACACAGGTAGACGGTCGCCTCGACGCAAATACACAGTGCCCTTCTGTGCTGTACGACCCATCGTTTACAGTCTCATTTGGAGATATAGCACCGATTATGTATGAACAAACAACGAAGGGCATTTATTTCAAAGGTAAAGTCATTACAAACAATGCGCCATCTGTGTCGATAACATCACCAACAAACAACCATATGTTATACGAAAACGACACAATAAACATCTCAGGCGATGCTTACGATGCAGATAAAGACCAATCGGTTACAGTCTACTATCAAATTAACAGTGAACAGCGTAAAGTATTAGCAACAAACCTAAGTCAGACACAAATAACGCTTTCAAAGCAACTCACTTTTAAAGGCGGAAAATTGTATGATGGCGAAACGGTCCTCACTGGAACGCTAGCCGAGGGTGTAGCCCACACATTGAAAATTTGGGCAGTAGATAGTGAAAATGGCCAGTCTTCTACTATAGAACGCACTTTCTATGTCGTGCCTAACCGAGCTCCACTTTTATCGGTAGATGCCATTTTGCCGAGTGGAATTATCAATACTGATAAATTTAAAATCAGTGGTACTGCATCTGAACAGGACGCTAATTCCAACATAAAGGTGAACTATCGAATTAATGGAGATAATCCAATTGAAATCTATGATGGTGCAGGTGGGGCTTGGGAGTTTGAGGTATCACTTGGCCAGCTACAAGTCGGTGAAAATTTAATCGTGATAGAGGTAATTGACAATTATGGTGCTAAAACAAGTAAGACCATAAAACTTAAAAAGGATGAAGTGAAAACGCCTATTTTGCATGCTGTGACGAGGCATAAGATTACGCCTCCTGCTGGTTCTGCAAAGGGCGTTTTATTATTCATTGAGCGAGACGAGGACATGGATCTAACAGTTGAGTTATCTATGACGTTAGCAGGTGAGCAAGAACAGTATGAAACGCTAACAGCTAATAACACGGCTCCTATGCCTAATACAAATGGTATTGTTGAGGACACTTACTATCACGAAGCGACTGAGCCGAAAGATAACATCATTTTGAAACTCTCTACAACACGGCCAGATGCAACAGTAAATCATAAAATTCACTTAATATCGGGGGCGGTTGAGTAATGGTTTTAGAATATAAACAACGTGAATCAGATGGCTCTATGGGTCAGTCTGTAAAGGTTGGAACTGGATTGAGCATAGATGAACAAGTATTATCACTAGGCGAACAATTAGTCCAAGAGAAGATTAAAGGGATTCAAAAAGACTTTCTTATTAATAGCCTTGGCCAAACAGTTACGCAATTAAAGCTCGAAGTAATGACATTGAAAGGTCGTGGAGAATGATGGAATTTTGGCAAATCGCTTTTATGTTCAAGTGGGTGACTGCTGAACAACTAAAAATTGCAGTAAAAACTGAGGCTAACCCTTATGGTGAGATTACTCCTAAACAATACAAAGAAATTACAGGACAAAATTTTGAGACTCAAGCAAAAGTATAGCTTTATAATTATTGTCTAACAAAGAAGGAAAACATTACCTTTTGTCGAAGAAGAAAGAAAGGAGGGATTTTTTATGGATTTAGCTGGGACGATTGAATTTTTTACTAAATACCAACCTGTCTTTTATTTAATAGGTTTTACTATTCTTAGTTTTTCTATATTAATAGACAATTTATATGTTACTCAATTAGAAAGAAAATTAATGACACCTAAACAAATATTCATGTATTACTTCTCACAAGTTTTTTTAATGTCAATATTCACAATTGTTGGGGCATTTTTATTAAGTTTAGGGGAAATAGTAAAAGTTTTTAAAGAAATTGACAATCAGTTTATGATGTATATAACCATTGTCATTGTATTTTTGTTAGTAATGGTAATTCATTCGCTCATGATATTTGTTGTTTGGGTGATAACTTTTTTAACCGCTGTCAATTATAAATATTCAATATTGTTAGAAGACGGAACGTCGTGGAGTATAATTAGAATGAATAAGAATAATTATTTGTTAGTTGAAAAAGACAACTTGCAAAAATTTATTGTAGAACCATTTAATTATAATTATGAAAAAGAAGTAAGCATTAGCGAAAAGAAAAAAAGTATCTTTATAAAGATCACAACCAATAAAAGAATGGTAAGATATTTTTTCATAATCTCTGCTATATTAATCATACTTTCTTTCTTTTTTATTAAATTATTAATTGGATTGGCATTCTTTTTAATTGGACTGGGTATTTTGTTAATCATTACCTCCTTGAAGTACAACAGTGAGGAATATGTTAGACAACAAAGTGTTACGAACACAGATTAAGGCATTTGATTTACTAATAACTGTCTAAATCTCAAAGGAATTTTAGGATACGCTGCCGCGTGTCTTTTTTATTATGTGGAAGGAAGGTTTCTTATGGGAGAGGAATTAGTCAGAAATATTTATGAACGACTCGGAGGTATTGAGGCGAAAATTGATGATATTAGAGATATTCGTCAAACAGCAGATAATGCTAAAGACATAGCTGAGGAAGCGTTAGCTAGTACGAAGAGTGCTCATCATCGATTAAATAAAATCGATAAAATCATTTGGTGGGTTTCAACTACTATTATTGGCTCAGTAATCTTAGGATTGTTAGCGCTTGTTATCAAAACAAACTAGGGGGGATTATAATATGGATTTTTTATATGATTTCATCATCGAGCAGGCGCTAATTGTAGTGCCTGTTTTATTAGTTATTGGACAGGTTTTAAAGAACACACCTAAAATGCAAGATTGGTTAATTCCATATATTTTATTGGTATTTGGAGTTATGTTTACAATTGGCATTATAGGAATCACTATACAAGCTATCGTACAAGGTGTTCTTGTGAGCGGAGCTGCTGTTTTTGCCAATCAACTATATAAACAATATTCAGTCAAGGATGGTGATGGGAAATGAGCTATGTTATTGAAAAACGCTTAATGTCAGGACTACTCAATCAGGCTTTGACATCCGTAAAGTATGTGATTGCCCACGAATCAGGTAATCCAAATAATTGTGGTCCAAATGCTTTGGAGAATGAAATTGAATACATGAACCGCAATAAAGCTAATGCGTTTACGTCTCACTGGGTAGGCGGTGGAGGACGTATCGTACAAATCGCGCCAGTTAATCGTGTTCAGTATGGTTGTGGACCGAAAGGCAATCCACTCAGCTATGCACAAGTTGAGTTGGCTCGTACCAAAGATAAAGAACAATTTAAAAGGGATTATGCTGCTTATATTTGGCTGTTACGTGAACTAGCTGTAGAGGCTGGAATACCTGTTGTACTTGATGGCAGTGGTAATGGTATCAAGTCACATCGATGGATTACAGACAATCTTAAAGGAACAACGCATAGAGATCCTTATGATTATTTAGCAAGCATGGGGATTTCAGAGGAACAATTCAAGTTGGATATTCTGAATGGCTTGGACAAACCACAACATATAGTTAAGGAGGATGGTGGTAAGATGAAATTTACAAATCCAACAACGAAAAATGCAGTACGTGATTACATTAAACAGGCTGTAGATAAAGGTAAGATAGATAAATCATGGCTTGGTAAATTTGATGCTGAAAAAATGACAAGTGGGGATTTTGAAGGTTTGAAGATTATTATTGAGCAACGTAGTAAATAATGCTCGTTTCCGTAAATTCGCTAAAACCAGCAAAGCTAAAATTTAGCCGAGCTGGTCTTTTTGTTATACATTATACTATTAAGAAGTATAAAAGTAGTAAAAAACAAAAAATAAATACACCAATGAATATTAAATTAAAGGTATCTATATTTTTTTGATTATACTCTGGAGGTTGTTCGAGTGTAGTTGTAAAAATCTTTTGTGAAGGCAAAGCCTCATCAACAATATTCTCCTTCGAAATTTGTATTTTTTCAATTACAGAATTGCAATATTCACATACATATAAACAGTAACCATCTTTATTTACTTCTTCAAATGAATTATTGGCTAAACAATTAGGGCAATTTATCAA